ACCGCCAGAAGATATTGGATACTTTGCTTTTACCAGAAAAGCATCTACTGAAGCTAAGACCAGAGCAATTGCTAGATTTGAAAATTTAAAAGAAAAACAATTTAGTAATTTTAGAACTCTTCATAGCCTCGCATATTCTAGACTAGGTTTATCAAACGGAAGAATGATTTCTTCTGCACAGATGAAAGAGTTTGCTGAAAAAGTTGGTATGGATAATGTCTATGTAAACTCTGGAGATGAATCATGGGAATTAAAAACTGATAATCCTGTGTTGAACGTAATCAATTTAGCCAGGTTAAAAATGGTTGATTTAGAAAAAGAATATAATGCATCTTCTTTGAATATTGGTTGGCATTCTTTTTTACATATATACAATTCATACAGAAAGTTTTTAGAAAAAAATACTTTGTTAGATTTTACAGATTTGTTAGAACAGTTTTCTGTTTGTGATGAGGACATTTACCCAAAGTTTCAGGTAGTAATTATTGATGAAGCTCAAGATTTATCTCCGTTACAATGGAAAGTTGTTTCACGTTTGATTAAAAAATCAAACAAGGCATATATAGCAGGAGATGATGATCAAGCTATTTTTGGTTGGGCGGGTGCAGACGTTAAATCTCTTTTGACATATGAAGGAGAGCATATAATTTTAAATCAATCGCATCGCATACCAAGAAAGATTTACACTTACGCAGATAAAATTGCGAACAGAATAAAGTATAGAGTTCCTAAAGAATGGAATCCTAGAGATGATGAGGGTAGTTTAGATATCATAACTAATTTTAGAAACCTAGATTTTAATGATAACTGGTTAGTGTTAGCTCCTAGTAATTATGTTTTAAATGAAATACACGCATATTTAAAAAGCATGGGTATTTTATTTGAAAGAAATCACATACGTTCTATATCAGAAAAGGTGGTGGATGCTGTAGATTCATGGAACAGAATTATGAATTATGAAAGTGTAACAGCTAGTAACGTAAAGAGTATATACTCTTATCTTAATAAAGATTTAATAAAAAGAGGTTTTAAAAAATTTGAAGGTCAATCTGATGTTCGTTACACGTTTGATGATTTAAAAAAAAATCACGGATTGCTTTCAGAAAAAAGTTCATGGATAGATGCGTTGGGAAAAATATCTGACGATCAATCAATTTATATACGTTCTGCTATAAGAAAAGGTCAATCATTGTTAGGCAATCCTCAAGTTAAATTATCTACTATTCACGGAAGTAAAGGTGGAGAAGCTGAAAATGTTCTTTTCTTTCCTGATCTTTCTGAAAAGTTTTGTTCTTTAAGTTTTAAAGATCCAGATGCGATGCATAGATTACATTATGTAGGAGTTACTCGAGCTAAAAAATCTTTAAACATTATGCAACCAGAAAGATATGATCGGAGTTTTTCTATATGAATTTTAGTTTGATAAAACCAAAAGGAACTGAGTGGATAGCTCCTAATGTTCTACCCGATTTATCTGGTTCATCAGAAATTGCAATTGATTTAGAGACTAGAGATCCGAACATCAAGAAACAAGGACCAGGTTGGCCTAGAAAAGATGGCAACATTGTTGGTTTCGCTATGGCTGTAGAAGGTAAAAAACTTTATTTACCTGTAGCACATGAAGGTGGTGGAAACTTAGATAAGAAAAAAGTTTATAGATATGTTCAGGATGTTTTAGATTTAAATTCAAACAAAATATTTTTTAACGCGGCATATGATGTTGGTTGGTTACAGGCAGAAGGTTTTAAGGTTAACGGAAAAATTATCGATGCCATGATTGCAGCAGCTTTAATAGATGAAAATAGATTTTCATATAGTTTAAATTCTTTAGGTTATGATTATTTACAAGAGATTAAATCTGAAGTTGGTTTAAGAGAGGCGGCAGCACAGTTTGGTATTGATCCAAAAGCAGAGTTGTATAAACTTCCCGCCATGTTTGTCGGTGAGTATGCAGAACAAGATGCCGCGCTAACATTGAAGCTTTGGAATTTTTTAAAGATTGAATTAATAAAACAAGAGTTAACAGAAATATTTGAACTTGAATCTGAGTTATGTCCTATCTTAATAAAAATGACGGAGCGTGGTATTCGTTTTGATTCTGATAAAGCAGAAGAAACTAAAAAAGAAATGCAGAACCAGGAGAGAGAATATTTAAAAAAGATGAAGGATATTTGTGGTTTAAAAATTGATATCTGGGCAGCAGCATCAATTGCACAGGCTTTTGAAAAAATGAATTTAAGTTATAACAAAACTGCTAAAGGTGCTCCTAGTTTTACAAAAAACTTTTTATCAAGTCATCCGCATGAGTTACCTCAGTTGATAGTGAAAGCCAGAGAGATGAATAAAGCTACTGGCACATTTATAACATCGTTGATGGACTTTGCATCAAAAGATGGACGTATACATTCTCACATCAATCAGATTCGTTCCGATGATGGCGGAACTGTAACTGGAAGATTTAGTATGGTTAATCCAAACTTACAACAAATACCCGCTAGAAATAAAAATATAGGTCCTAAAATTAGAGGATTATTTTTACCTGAGGAGGGGAATAAGTGGGCTAGTTTAGATTTCTCGCAACAAGAACCAAGACTCGCTGTACACTACGCTGTGCGTTTGAAATTAGATGGTGCGGAAAAAGCCGCAGAAGAATATAGAACAAATTCTAAGACAGACTTTCACCAGACTGTAGCAGATATGGCAGACATTTCTAGAAAAGCCGCAAAGACTATCGGTCTTGGATTGATGTATGGAATGGGGAAAAATAAAATGGCTACAGAACTAGATTTATCTCCAGAAGAAGCTTCTGAGCTTATAAATACTTTTCATCGTAGAGTTCCGTTTTTAAAAGGATTAGTTTACGCAGTACAAAATAGAATTGATAGCCCAGAATCAAATGGTTCGATACGAACTCTGATGGGCAGACGTTGTAGGTTTCCACTTTGGGAACCCAGTACATTCGGATTACATAAAGCGTTGCCTTTAGAAGAGGCCAAGCGTGAGTACGTTGGTCACATTTTAAAACGTGCTTATACTTATAAGGGTTTGAATAGATTGATTCAAGGATCTGCTGCAGATCAAACAAAAAAATCAATTGTTGATTGTTATAAAAATGGTTATTTACCTTTACTTCAAATCCATGATGAATTATGCTTTTCTATAGAGCATTCTGAAGAAGCCACGAAACTTGCAAATATTATGGTTAATGCCGTAAAATTGGAAGTGCCTTCTAGAGTTGATCAGGACATGGGTCAATTTTGGGGGGATTCTTCAGACCTTCGGAGCCCTTAATGTTTTTTTTACTTTTCATTTTTGGGCTCCACCTTTTTTAATAATACTTTTTCTTTTTTTTCTTTTTTTTCTTTTTCTTTTCTTTACTCTTTCATTGTGATGATGCTTTCTGTGGCAGTTTGCACATAACACCACACATTTTTTTACTTCTTCATAAGCCTCTTTAAAGTTGTAATTAGAAACCAATGTATTTACCGCACGATTGTTAGAGGTTTTTTCTACATGATGAAAATCTAAAGCGGAAATATGGTTTTCTCCACACATTTGACACGATAACGAGCCTTTAAACTCTAACCATTGTTTTTTTAATCTTTTTTTTCTCTCACGATTGCGTTTTAAATACTGTTCTTTATTACGGTAGTAATGATTTCTTTGATATTGTCTACGTTTTTCAAGATCTTTTATCACAATTTCTTAGCCCAATAAATTGAATTCTCATTTGCCCAAGGTTTTGTTGGATAAATAATTTTGTATCCGCATTTTATTAAATTATTACTTGAAGCGGGATTATTCGTAGAAGTATCTGTAATCATCCAGGTATACCCTTTAGCTCTTATATGACGCTCTCTAGAGCGTATTAATCGTTTCTGGATACCTTTACCCCTATGAGAAGGGTAAACGCAACATCGAGACAGATATGCGGTATCCATCCATTGTTGCGATGGAACCACTAAAGCAAAGGCAATGAGTCTTTTATCAAGAATCAAGAACCAAGTGCCATCAAGATTCTCATTGACTGTGACAGGATCATCATCTGGTAAGCAAAGGCGTTGAATAATTTTTAAATCTCTTTCATTCTTTTCTGTAAGGTTGTTTGTTGATTTTTTTATTGACTTCAACTTACCTATCCTATAAGCTAAAAATATGGTTGATAAAACAAAATGGAAATCTGTAATTTGTAAGCCTGAAACTCAGGAGAAAGTGCAAGACTTGGCGAATCTTTATGAGATACCTATGAGTCATGTATTACGCAATATTGTAAACCAAGTTTGGGCAGAAGAGTTTACGGTAGAAAAAAACCCTTTTGTCAATCAATCTAAGAAGTACAAGAACATCGTTTAGAAAGGAGAAAGAATGTTAGAGAAAGATAAACTAACTTATTTAGGTTTATGTGAAGGTATTTCTACCGCTACTGTGGCATGGAAAGATCTTTTGCGACCTGTAGGTTTTGCAGAGATTGATGAATTCCCATCTGCTGTACTGAAGCATCATTATCCAGACGTACCCAATTTCGGTGATATAACTAAATTTAAGGAGTGGAAGCTTGAAACAGACCCAAACATCATTATTGGAGGAACACCCTGTCAGTCTTTTTCAGTCGCGGGACTTAGAGGCGGCTTGGAAGATCCTCGAGGAAACCTCACACTTACCTTTGTGCAAATTCTCAATCATTTTAAGCCAAAATGGTTTATCTGGGAAAACGTGCCAGGTGTATTTTCCTCAAATAACGGAAGAGACTTTCACTCGTTCCTCGAAGGTCTTCAAGCAATCGGGTATGGCGTTGGATGGAGAGTACTTGATGCTCAATATTTCGGACTCGCCCAAAGACGTAAAAGAGTCTTTGTTGTTGGAAATAATACAGGGAACCTCTCAAGTATCGCAGAAGTACTTTTTGAGCGAGAGAGCTTGTTTAGGAATCTTGAGAAGAGCAGACAAAAGAGGAAAGGTTCTGCCAAAAAAACTGGAAAACGCTTTACTACAGATGACAAATGGCCTGCGAAAATAAGTAATACACTTGAGGCTAGGTATTTTAAGGATGGGGGTATAGATAATCAGCATATTAACGCTAATTGTCCTAAGTTTATTCCTGTTGATTCCGTTGTATATGAAGCCCATGCTCAAGATGCGAGGTACAGGGAACAAGATGTATCTCCAACGATTCAGGCTCGACATTCTAATATGACCAATACTCCAATTGTTTATCAATCCAATCAAACAGATGCAAGGATCAAGGACATGGGAGACACTTGTCAGACTGTTATTGCCAGGTGGGGAACTGGTGGAAATAATACTCCACTCGTAAAAATTGGAGATATAACTGAAGAAGTCAAAGTTCGTAAACATGAAGTTGACATAGAAAACCTACAGAAACTATTAAGAACCTGTAAATCTAGTAGTAAAAAAACCAATAAACAAATAGCTGAAGAGTTATCACTTCCCTTAACCAAAGTGGAACATTGGTTCAGAACAGACTCTAGCTTTGCCATACCATCGGATGATGTTTGGTTTGATTTGAAAAAATGTATAAGTATTGATGTTGATACATTTGATGCTCAAATCATGGAATTTGAATATAAAGAGGGTGTTTTTGAATCGAGTCAACGTGTTTATGACTCTTCAGGCAAATCCCCTACTTTAACAGCCACTAATGATAAGCAGTTATTTCACCAAAAAGCAGTTATCAGGCGTTTAACCCCTGTAGAGTGTGAAAGATTACAAGGTTTTCCTGATAACTACACGCAGATACCTTGGAAAGGAAAAGATAAAGAAGATTGTCCCGATAGCCACAGATACAAGGCTCTGGGCAATGCAATGGCTGTGCCTGTGATACGATTTTTAGGTAAAAACATAGTTGATTATGAAAGGAAAAGAAATGAAGAAAGATAAGAAAGAGGATTTACAAGAGTTTGTCACCTGGGAAGACTTCTTAGCCCTAGCCTCAAAGGTCAGGGAACAAGAAGAAATGATCAAAATTGCTTTTAATAATGGTGAAATCTTAAAAAACGAGTTAAAAGAAAAAGAGCTTCAGATAAAGTATCTTTATGGAAGGGTACGGCATTGGAGGAAAAGAAATGAAGAAAGAGTTTGAACTAAAACAAATAGCAGAAAAAATGCAAATTGGTGATAGTGTATTTTTTAAAGAAAAAATTAGCCGTCATTCTAATAAACTAGAGTCAACTATCTTAATTAAGTTTTTACAAGATATTGGAAAAGAATCTTTAAGACAAAGACTTTTTGAAAATACTATTTTTAAGGGGAATAGAGTATGGCGTATAAAATAGACAAAAATATATCTTTGTATACATGGAAAATACAAGGTTTAATATATGAAAAATACAAAACTTTTATAGAAATGCAAACAAAAGTATGCTGTCATTGTTCCGAAAAAAAACCTATTCAAGATATGACAAAAGTTAAAAATAAAAATGCATATTATGGAGGAGTATGTAAATCTTGTAATGCTAAAAAACATCGTGAATATGTCAAACGTACTTACAAAGATAGAAGAAAGTGGAGATTAAAGTACGATAAAGAAAATCATACAATGCTAAGAGCAGCTCATAAAAAATGGGTAGAAAAAAATAAAGAGCACATTAAAGCTTTAAACAGAGAAAATTATAAAAAAAATAAAGATTTTTTTTCACAAAAACGAAAAGATTATATACAAAAAAATCTTGATAAACAAAAAAAATGGTGCAAAACACGTTATTTAAAAGACCCACAAAAGTATAAAGAAAATAGTAAAATTTACTGTAGGCTTAGAAAAAAACAGACAATTGCACTTCCTCAAAGTATAAAAGATCAAATAAAAATGATATATAGAAAAAGAATACATATGGGTGCAGAGTATCATGTAGATCATATTGTGCCTTTAAGAGGGAAAAATGTTTCAGGACTACATGTGCCTTGGAATTTACAGATAATATCTGCTAAAGAAAATCTTAGTAAAAATAATAAATTTTAATTAAAAAAAGGTAAATAATAATGGATAAATTATTATGTGTTTTGTTTGGGGCAGTCATAACTTATTTTGCAACGGTTGAAAACATAAACCACATGAAATCGATGTGGGAGACTGCATACAAAATGGGGTATGAAGATGGCAGCAAGGTTGCAAAAGCACGATATGAATGGACTGATGAGAGAATAAGGCAAGAGTGTATGCTATTACATTTTGAGTTTGATGAAGAACGTAGAGAAGGTCTAGGATTGAAAGGTTTTGGACAATAGGGAGAATTATGTCCGATCTGGAGAAATTCATTAAAGAAACTCACGCAGAAGTAATGAAAACTCCGTTGAGTGAGTTTTTAAAAGAAGCTGATGAAATTGGATATAGCTTCTTTTGTAAGGATATTGTTAAGAAAGTGATTATTTCACGTTTACATAAACAAGGAAAATTAGGAGATAATAATGGATAGAATTTTTCATAATAGCTTAGTTTTTGACTCCGATTTAGCAGAAAGAAGAAAGAGAGACAGAGAAGCAAACAAAGAAAGATTAGTCGAAATAGTAAAAAAAGAAAAAATGAACGGCATAACCGCTGACCAATTATCAAAAATCGATGGTATTGATCTTGATACTGCAGCTCAATACCTGAGAGAAATATATAATGACGGAAATTGGGGAGTACTAAGAAGAAAACGGTATGTCGGAAAAGACGGTAGAAACCACATTTTTATCTATTTCGTTCAACCCGAAATACCAACATCTCTCTTAACCGAAAAAGAGAAAGAAAAAATAAGGAAAGAAAATGAATACAAACGAAACAAAAGCATTGAAGTCTATGAAGAACTCCGTAGAAGATACGAAGAACGATACGGTGAATCACCCTGAACACTACACAGAAGGAGGCATTGAAACCTTAGATTACCTAAAAGCAAAGTCAAATACATCAGAATATGTTGGATACTTGCGTCTAAACTGCTTAAAATACTTATCAAGAGCTCCATATAAAGGATCAGGAATCACGGACCTTAAAAAATGCTTCTACTACCTCAATCTTTTAATAGATGAACTAGAAGAACAACCACCACTAGCTAATGCCTTGTTGCCAGGAGAGGATACAAGAGAATATCTTGAAAAATTAAACGAAAAAAGCACCAAGAAACTTGACTCAAACAACTTTTTACAGCGACAAGTAGAGATTTCAGAAGAATTATTTAAAGTTATGAAGCAAGACTTTGATGAACGCTCTAAAAATTTAAGTCATTTAGAAAATACTTGCATTAGTCTGTTGAATAAATTAGACAGAGCAAACAAAGAAATTAAGGACTTACGGAATGACAACGAAGAACAAAAAAAGGAGGAGTATTACGGAGCTTGAGAATAAGGAAGAATTTCAATCTGTATACTTTTTAATGAAAACTGGGGAAATATTAGTGTATTTTGGGCCTTTACTCATGGAAAAAGAAATAAATGATATTAAACAAATAGTTCTAGGACCTGTGATTAAAGGAGAATTATCTCAGGAAATGCCTTTTTTTGACTATGAAGAGGAAACTTTACATTAAAAATGTATATGTATATATGAGAATTCATATTTTAAAAAATATTTTTTTTATTTCTTCAAAATAGAGTAATTTAATGTAATAGTGTAATAATGTAATAGAATCAATAAGTTATACCATTACACTATGTATTACAGTAATACTATAGTATATGTAATGATAAAATTGTTTCAGTAAAAATTCATTTTTTAAAAATATTTTTTTTTTTTTTTTGAATATTAACTATATAAGGATAAAAAATGCCGAAAATACCAGGAAGAAGTCTTCCTCGAGCTACTCATAAAGCTATGGTCAGGATTCAAACTGTCCCTTTGGCCAAGAAAAAACCTAGAGCTTTAAGCGATAGAGAACAGAAGTTTGTTGAAATATGGCTAACTGGAGCAGGAGAGATAACTATGAGGGATGCCGCGATAGAGGCGGGATACCCTCCAAGATCCGCTCAAATCAAAGCCTCGCAGCTGACCGATCCAAGGCAATATCCTCATGTAGTTGAATATATAAAAAAAAGGCAAGTTGAATTAGCTGAAAAATATGGAACTACTTTTGAACGTCATATGAAAGATCTTAAAACTATTAGGGATAAAGCTTTAGAAAGTGGAGCTTATTCTGCGGCTGTAATGGCTGAGTATAGGCGTGGACAAGCATTAGGTAATATCTATATTGATAGAAAAGAGATTCGTACTGGAACAATTGATTCGATGAGTAAAGAAGAAGTTGAACATAAGTTAAAAGAGTTAAAGAAATCTTTTTTGGATATATCAGATGCTCAGGTAGTTGAGTCAATTGAGAAAGAAAAACTTGTGGATAAAGAACTAAAGGATGAAGATTTAAATGGCAAAGGAAAAAAGTCTTTACAAAAAGTTAAAGAATCAGATGAAAAGATCAAAAATAGTGAGACTAGAGAGTTGGATTAATCTTGGGGTCCCAGATTGTTTAATAGGATTAGATAAAAATTGGTTTTTAGTAGAATTAAAAGTTGCTACAAAAACTGGAAAAATAAAATTTAGCCCTCATCAAATATCTTTTCATAAAAAACATCAGGATTTATTGTGTTTTGTAGTTGTAGCTAATTTTGATTTAAAGAATATGAATGTTTATCATTCTAAAAGAATTCTGGAACTGAATGAACATGGGTTACACTCAATTCCAGATTTAAAGGGCTTTCTAAATGGTACTAATCTTGAAAACTGGTTGATTAATACGATTGATAACTTTTAAGTTTTACCACGATTGATAACTTTTAAGTTTTACCTCTAAAATTAGTTTCTCTAGCAGCAAGGGTAGAATAATATTCCCACCATGTTGTTTATCGAAATCAATAATTTCAGTAATTAATTCATTTAAAAGTGTTAGCTCTTCTGCATCAAGTTTTCCATGACCTTTTAAATTTTTAAAAATAATGTTAATTTTGTCCTGATTCATTTATTCTTTCCTTTCTTATTTTCTTAAAATATCGTCTACTACGAAAAAAACAATAGCGGCTATCACTAATCCAATAAATATCATTCTATTTTATCTCCTTTAAAATTTGTTCTATACTCTTTTCATTGTGTGGTGCTTCTCTGTCAAGCTCGTTTTCAATATCTAATATAGCGTTTTCTACACAAGCTCCTATATCATACATTTCTGTATAATCTTCAATGACTATTTCATCATCCTCTAAAATCATATAGCCATAATCACTAATCAAATCGTCAACTCTATAAACGCAAATCACAAAACCTCTGTAGTCAAATTTATGAACTATTTCTAAATCAGAATCAACCATTCTCTTTCTCCTTGTTATACAACTCGAAATAAAAATCTAACTTCTTCATCATCAACAACTAGACCCCCTCGGTCATTACTAATTCCTCGGTCATTATTAATTCCTCGGTCACTGATAATTAAGTCATGTAAATAGTTTTTTACATCCTCAACTTTTATCTTTTTATTGTTTTTTCTCAAAGTTTCAGGGTCAACTGAAAAGTCAAAATTGATTATTATTTTCATTTGTTGCTTCTTTTGTTCTTTTTTTCTGGAAGCAATATAATGTTCATCAATTTTACTTTCTTCTACAAGTTTTTCTACCATCAAAGCATGTAGCAATGTTAATGCATTGTTTTTATATATTTGTTCATCTAAAATATTTTTATTTTTACCCATGATATAACTCCTCTCTAACATCATCAATTACTTCTTTTGCATTTTCAATAGCTAAATCTTCACTAAGAAATTTTTTATGTCCGTAGACGTATCGGTCATATTCACAATCCCAAATTTGATATTGATATGAAATTTGAGAACCTTTTTCTTCATGCTCGATAATCGGACCTCTTAAAACTTCTATTTCGTACTCCTGATATTCAATAGTTTTTATTAAATAAGCTTTATTTATAAAATATCTAATGGTTTCTATCAAATCTTCTTTAGAATTCACAGTAATATTGTCTGCGAATTCTCCTTTTGGAATAATAGTTGATAATTCATCAACCAAAGCCATTATTTCGTCTATATCACCCATTGTTTATCCCTTTCTTTGATTGTTCGATTTCTTTTAATAGTTCTTTTTTTCTTTCGTCATCTAATAAAATGACATTCTTTTTTATTAAATAATGGTTTAATTCTTTGATTTCTTTTAATACTTCTTTTTTTTCTTTGCTATCTTTTAATGAAATATATTTTTTCATTAAATTAAGTTGTTTTGATAATTTAATATTAATATTGTCCATTTTTGCCCCTATACGCTAAATGCGAAATTACTATTATTTGCGTTTTTAATTGCTTCAATTCCTTTTAAGCGCAACCCAACGACAATATTTTTTGAGTCTTCAATGCGATTATCATCAATATCGCCATCAATTACTTTTAAATTTCTGTGAGTTTTTGGCAAATCTTCACCTTTTTTTACAACAAAAACTGTTGCTAAATTTGCGCCACGTTTTAAAGCATAGTTTACTTGTCTCTGTGCCTTTGGTTCCTTAGAATCGCTCATGGTCAAATAATAATTAGTCGGCAATTGTTTACCGAATCGACTAGCAATTTTTGTATAATCGTAAAAATTAATTTCAGGGAATGCCAAAAATATATTTTTATACTTTTTATGGTTTCTAATGCATGGAATTTTTAACCAATCAATATCAGATATTGTATTCAATCTAACACGAACATTTTTTTTTGCTTTTTTAATACGGTTGTTAACTATTTTTTCGCATTCTTCCGTCAATACTTCCATAAAATTTTCTGGTTCATTTGCAAAAAATTCTAGTTTTTGGGTTCTAAAATCATCCACGTTAGAAAATTTACCCATGCCCGCCGACCGCAAGCAGTCTTCCCTACACCCGAATAATTCGGCATTCGGGCAAGGGTTAAATTTTGTACCATCTTTTTTAGTTATAATTTTTGATGTTAACGTGAGATTATAAAATTCAATATTTTCTTTTTTTAATAACTTATTAGTTTTCTTAATTTTTGCATTTGAATCTTTAGTTAATAATTTCATTTTTTATTCCTTTCTATGCTTTCTAGTTTTTAATTATTTATTTCTAAAATTTCATTGTAGTTTTTATCAAAGTATGTATCTGAAATCGACCACTTCCAGTCTTCGGATTGCATCCCGTCAATCTCAAATTTATCGTTTTGAGTTTCGATAAAAAGAGTTGCCCATTTTCCGACATATAACTTAATAATGTCTTTTTTATTGATGTTTTTTTCTTTACATATATCATCTAGATTAAATGACATTGTTTGCGGAAAATTTGCCTCGATATAAACAGTTTTTTGAATTTCTTCTGTGTCTAGTTCCATGATTATTACCTTTCTTAACTTTCTGAATTACCTTTTCATTATATCATTCTATTTATAGGATAGGTAAAAAACCTGACCCCTGGTCTTTGTTCCTTGATTCTTGAAACTTGCGACTAGAACCCGCCCACCCGACCCCAAAAATATTGACAAATAAAAGAGAATCGGGGAACCCACCCACCCACCCCAAACAATTTATTATCTTAGTTCCTGGCTTCATTAGTTAATACCTATCAAAAAAGAGAAAACGATAGAAAAAAAGTACTTGACTTGACAAAAATTTGGGCGGACGGTAACCCACCCACCCAACCCATTTTTCCCTTATTAATATAAATCGTCCCAACTTGCCCCTAAAGAATTTAACAACCAAATTATATCTCTTCTTGTTTTTACGTCGTGTTTAGTTATTGTTAACCAATTTGCATTGCAATTGGGCTCTTCCCCCCTAGGAGCGTCGTTGTATTCTCTCAAATGTTTTTCAGCGTCACGCTTTGAAGTAAACGCTTGAAAATGACCATTACTACCTGCTTCGCAAATATAAATAATCATACCCTACCCCTTTCTAATATTAAAACTGTCGAATAATTATTCTATCGCTGATTGATCCACTCCAATTAGGAATTTCAAGAACCGTCGTATAATCTCTTAATTCAGAAATACTTTTTATATCCAAATTTCTGTACTCCTTTTGTACTTCTTCAAAGTTTTCGTATTCGTGATATTCGCAACGAATACCAACGGGGTCAAACTCTTCGTTTTGGTCATAAATTTCTTCTAAATATTCAAATAATACTTTTGAACCCTGAACACTAAACTCATTATGTTTAATCATCTCATTAACAAATTGATATTCTGTGATGGTATCTATCATTTTTCCAGACCCTCCTTAATCATCAATATAAATAATTGCTTTCTAGAAATCTTGCACCCTAGTTTTTTCTCTACTTTCTTATGAAGTTTGACCAAGAGTTTTACCTCTTGGTCGGTTAACTTAAATAAAATCTGGTTCATATTTCCTCCTCAATTTTTTTAATGACTTCCTCTGGCTGTTCGGAAAACCATTTCCTCCAGTCTGATGCTAATGTTTTAGCTGTGTATTTATCAAAACCAAATTCTTCTCTTAAATACATAGCAGCCGCCATCATGTTGGGTGCGTTTTCAGAAACACGAAGTTGTGTTAAGTACACATAAACTTCTTCTCGTTCTTCTTCTGTCACTACTTCATTGTTATCCATCATATTTCCTCCTTTCGGAGGAGGCTTACGCCTCCTCCAATGCTTGTTCTATTGATTCATATCCACAACCCTCTGCTTTTGCCCATGCTACTATTAATACTAGTAATGGTCTGGTTACAGGGTCTCGTGCTAAGATTTTCATGTTGGTTGGATCTCTTGAGACGATATCCCAATGAATTTTAGAAAACCAAAAATTCCCACTTGACAAAGCCTCCGTAATTCTCTTTGGTCTGTCTCTATCATGGAATACATTGTTAAGAGATTTTTCTAATGGGTTTAACATTTCTTTCCTTTCTGTTTTATTAAGTTACATATAAAAGTATATACCTAGTATATATTTAAGTCTAATTGTTTTTTTCTATCGGAGTCCCTGGTTTCATAGGCAAAAACAATTGGACAAAAACTGGCCGCGTGGACCCCCCCCCCCCCCCCCCCCTTCTCACCCACACCCTCCACACAACATCAATAAACAAAAAACACACAAACACACC